CACCTGTCTTTGGTATGATGGAACGTTCTGAGATTGAGAACGAGGATGGCGAGTTTGAGTTTATGTCCTATGTTCGTGCTATGGTTGTGGAGAATACCAATCGTGACACGATAGAGCCTATTATCTCGCAGTTCGTTGAGGAAGGCTCTACTGTATTCACAGATGAATTGAACTCATACAATCGTCTTGCAAGAATGGGTTATAACCACAAGATTTGCAATCACGGACAGTTGCAGTATGTTGTTGATGGTGAGACATACACCAACAACATTGAGGGTTTTTGGAGTCATTTCAGACGTATGATTAGTGGTTGCTATCACGATGTTTCTGACGAGCATTTGCAGTCGTATATTGACGAGGCTGTGTACCGTTGGAACACAAGAAAAGCGTCCCAATCGGAACGCTTTGTGGATATGTTCAATAAGTCCATTGGACTGATTGTTACTTGGAGTGAGTTAAAACTATGCAAAGTGGCTTAATAATTCAATTTCTATAATTCAATTGGCTCTTTTGGCACAATATACTTTCCTTTCTTAGTATCGTATATAAGCATAAGGGTGTCACCGTATACAGTTCCAATTGGTATATAATATTGACTTATCATATCATCACTATAGTATTGCTTTTCTTCTTCTGAGAATGGTTTGAAATCAGAGAATGCTTCAGAAGGGGATATGCCACCATTAACACGCCTCAAACCACTTGATATTATCGTATCAATGGACTCTGCTTTGCCTTTTGGGTACATTTGTTTGGTTTTTGGTAACTCCCCATTGTAGTCACCACGTCCTTTCATTCCATTATGATGTGCTATTTGCAAATCCATCAAATTTGAGTTACTTTTCCTTTCTTGTCCACGATAATCGTTTGACATCCTATCATAGTTAGTTTTCCATTCATCAGAATTAACATCATAGTTCCCAGTGCTTGATGCAAAATTATATTCTGCTTCTTTCAACACTCTATTTACTGATTCTTTCACAATCCGATGGAGGTCTGATTCTTTTAATCTTATAAGTTTCTTTTTCATATTATAATACGTATTAATTCGTTATTTTTATAATAAATATCACGAAGATTTGTTTTATTCGATAAATTATACTTTGGAGATAGACAATAGATATAAACCATTGTGGGATAAATTCACAAATGAATTACAAGCAGCGTTAGACGCAAGACATTATTAAAGCAAAATGCAGCCATTTCTGACTGCATTAATCATTTATTGGGGCCAAACCCTATATAGTTGCCCTAAAAAAAGATAAATTTGATGGGGAAATACGATTATTTCCTCATTTTTATTTTTGTTTTCTCAATAAAAGCAGTATATTTGCAAATGCCATAAATAAATGTAAGAATATTATGCTAACAGTAGAAAAAATTAATTTAAATTACATCACGTTCTGTAACAAGTTAAAAAAATACAATTGTTACTCAGAACAAATGATTGATGACTTAGGAGAACAATTAAAAAATTGTAGTTTTTCATTGAATAACGACAGTGGTTCAGCGTATCAAGGTGCATTAATAGATATTGTACTGAATCATCTTTGTTCAATTGCCTACAGTATTAATGAGGTTGCATTCGGTACTAATAGCAAATTCTCTTCAATGAGGGTTAACATTGATATGTTGATGAGGGTGCTTTTGCTTCAACACATATCAAAAGCCGAAATGTTTATTGATACAAGAGAAACGTGGAAAATAAACAAGGGAATGCTATACGAATTTAATCCGAATATTAAGTCTGCTTTGAAACTAGGTGAACGTTCCCTTTATCTTTGTCAGAAATATGGCATCAGTCTTACGGAAGAAGAATATGAAGCAATTAGGATTATCGATAAAACAGATGATGATAAAATCATGTTTTATATGAATCCATTATGTTCAATAGTAAAAGCGGCCAACCAATTTGTCGCAACTGAAATGAGACAGAAATATATTAATAATAAGCAAAAAGAAACAATAGAGGAATAATGTTTGGAAAAAGAGTTAAAATTTGGAGTATTTACAATGGGTACACAGACCCAAAACTAATCTTAGATGAACAAGAAGTTGAATTTGTGAACATGTCACCAAATGAAGACCCATTCTACAAATATGAAGGTGACAGCGGTTTTGACTTACGTGCATGGATTACAAAGGATGAAAACGGTGCAAAAATTGATAAAGAGGACAACAAACTCTTCATTACGTTAAAGCCTCTTGAACGTAGGATGATACATACCGGTTTATATTTCAAACTTCCAGCATTTACGGAGATACAAGTAAGACCGCGTAGTGGATGTTCAATAAAAGAGGGTTTGACGGTTATCAATTCGCCAGGCACGGTAGACGAAGGCTACAGAAACGAAGTGTGTGTGTTGGCAATCAACTTATCTGACAAAAAGATTGTAATCAAGGATGGCGAAAGAATTGCACAAGCAGTATTATGTCCTGTTTACAATTCATACCTTGTTAATTTAAAAAAGACTGATGAAATAACAAAAGATACTGAGCGTGGTGGTAACGGCTATGGCAGTAGTGGTAAGAATTAATTGATTTTAAACTATGTTAAATAAAAGAAAAGTACTTTATAGTCTAAAGGATGTGGCCATTATGCCGGCCACGATTTCATCAATTGAACACCGTAGTGAATGTAACCCATATTACGAAGATGGAAAATTGCCAATATTCACAGCACCTATGCCTTGTGTAGTAGACTCTAATACATATAGCAAATTTGAAGAATATGGCATTAATGTAATACTTCCAAGAACAGAAGATATTGGCGTAAGACTATATAATTGTGATAAACGTTGGTGTGCATTTTCATTAACGGAATTTGAAAAGCATTTCATTAAAAATAAGGAAAAACATGTAGGTTGTCATTTATATATTCTGATAGATGTTGCTAACGGTAATATGTTAAAACTATATGAAATGGCAAATGAGGCGAAAAAGTTCTATGGTGATAATCTCAAACTGATGGTTGGTAATGTGGCCAATCCAAAGACTTTTGAAAAATTCTGTGAAATTGGTGTTGACTATGTAAGATGTTCTGTCGGTTCAGGTGCCGGTTGTTGCACTGCAACATGTTGTGGTATCTTATATCCTTTAGCAAGTCTTATTGATGAATGTTACCGAATTAAAATGGAACATTGTTACGATACTAAAATTGTTGCTGATGGCGGTCTTTCAAGTTTTAGGAGAATGATAAAGGCTTTGGCTTTGGGTGCTGATTATGTTATGCTTGGCAGTGCTCTTAACAAGTTAGAAGATAGCGCAGGTGAAATTATTCCAAGAATGGTAATGGAAGATGGGCGACTGGTTCAAGGAAAAGTAAAGGAATATTACGGTATGGCTTCAGAAAAAGGTATGAAAATGCTTGGTAAGACAGGCACGCCTGAAGGAAAGGTAATATATAATAAATGTGAGGGTACTATTAAAAGTTTTGTAGAAGAATTTACAGACTATTTGAAATCTACAATGTCTTATTGTGGCATAGATGATATAGAGTACTTCATTGGTGGACCGGAACTTAATGTATTAAGTACCAATGCTTCCAACCAATTCAATCAGAGTCGTTAGATTGTTTTTCTTCGTTGTTTATATTTTTTCTGCGGATGTTCATTTTTATATGAATGTTCGCGGTTTTTTTTGTTTATTTTTATTAATTGAATATATATATTGACTAATATACAAATTTAAACAAATGTTAGAAACTATTAATATTAGTGAACTTTATTCTTATCTTAAGTTATGTGAAATGGACTTAGATTTTATAGGTCTTAAAAGAAAATTAAATCCCAATAAAGAAATCAATGAGGAATTTGATAGATTAATGAGATTACGTAATAAGATATACGACGAAGTTAATAAAAGATTAAAACAAATTGATTCAAGTAATGAAACTAATAAAGAAACTATGTAATAGAATAAATGCCTATTGGGTTGGATTCTTCTATGGTTTGAAAGATACAAATGACACCGTTTTTACACAAGCCGGTATCGATAATTCCGTAGGAACTGAAATACAACAGCAGGTAACCGAAAATCGTGTCTCAAAGGATTTACTTAAAGGTGAAGTGACCCAACAAGTTGAAGAACTTAGATACAGAACATATAAGGTTGACAGAGAATCAAAACAGTTTGAATATTTTTCTCCAACAAAAGCTATCCGTTTTGACAAACAAGACAGTAAATTCGTGAAGTATGATAACAGTGACAATCTCGAACTAATTACTATACAGCCTAATCATGCTAATACAGCCAATATATATGACGGAACAAAGGATGTTGATTTTCTAAATGCAAAATTGATAGATGGACAAGGTAATGTATCAATAAATTTAGGACATTTTGATGTTGAAAACAAATACAATATCGAGATTGAACGTGATTTCATGCCAAGATTCAAGTTAGAGGCTTATACCACAAGATTGGTTGTAAAGAAACTTGATGATGAAGATAATATGATATTGGATTTTTATGTTAGTAAATATCCACAAGAAAAGGATATGAAATCGATTTATTTCATTAAAGAAGTTGAAAAACTTATGTCAGGATATAAGCAATCTGATGTAACTTCAATGACACGTGTGTCGTTTGTTACATCTCATGCATACGGACTTAACGACATGATTGAATTTAGGTTTGACCACATATACTATAAAGGTATTTTAGAATATGATGGTCATTATGTGTTAAAATTCAAAGCACATGCATATGTGAACGGTAAAGACCAGACAGATGAATTCTATTCCAAATCAATGGATGAGAAATACCGTAACAATGAAAAGAAGGAGGTCGTTATCGATGCTTTCAGTGGAGGTAATGAATATAAGACATTTGTCTGCTCCGAATGTGGAAAAACCGTAGAATATGATACAGAAGCAATAGATAATATGCAAGCATCATTAGGCCGTGATATAACGGATGATGAAATATCAGATGACAATAGTGTTATGTCATATATGGATTTGCAGATTTCAGAACAGACATTCGGTAAAAAATTATGCAGCGATTGTCTTAAAAAATATCTAAATAATATGAATAAGCAAGAATAACATGGGAAGAGAATATGCTTTTTTGATGATAGATTATGATACACCTGAAATAATAAATGATATACATAATCTATTAACTGATGACGAAATATACACCGAGGATGGCAAAGAATATGGTATAGAACATGAAACACACGTAACATTAGTTCCTTGTCTTGATAACGATGTAGATATTGAGGAATTAAAGAAAATGTTATTACCACTCGACAAGTATGTGTTGATATTGAACAACGTATCAATGTTTACAAACAATGAAAACTATGATGTATTAAAATGTGATGCCAGTTCTATGGCTCTTCATGATACCAACAAAAAGATAACAAGTAAGTTTCCGACACACAGCGAATATAAGGATTATAACCCACACGTTACGATAGCATATCTTAAAAAAGATGTTGGTAACAAATACACAAAGGATATGTTGTCACCACTTGTTGTACTAAAACCAAAATATTTCCATTTTAGTTTCGTCGATAAAAACGGAGAAGAAAAGGACGTTTATTTTAAGTAAATATTGAAAATATAACATGTTTTTTATAGTTTAATATTATATGTGTAAAAATGCTAAAGTTCTGAATATTATGGGAATACTTGAAGAGATTGAAAAGGATAATAGGTCAATTATTGTAACATTGCCGTCAAATATTGACTGGCATGACTATGAAAAAGAACTTGACAGGGTTAAGGATTATAGCGAGGTTATGAATTTCAAGGTTTATAATTTCCCAAAAGGTATAAATCGTGGTGATAAGTGCTATATAGTCCATAAAGGATATGTTAAAGGGTGGCAGAAAATAATCGGTTTCAGTGAAAAACAATTCACTTGTACTACCACCGGTAAAGAATACAGTGGAAAATTTATTGAAAGAAGTGGACCTTTCCATTATCTTGATACTAAGATACCAATGAAAGGTTTCCAAGGTTTCAGATATTTTAACATTTTAGATTACCAAAAATAAAACAATATAAAAATAAAATTATGGGAAGTATTTTAGACAATTACAAAAAACAGTTGGAAGAGGATAAATTGAATGAAACCAATGAAATTCCGGATGAATTTGCTGTAAATGGTGATAAAGAAGCTATTGCAGCCAAGGTAAAGGAACTTAAAGAAGACCCTAATGATATGGAGAATCTTTATAAACAGTTCGAGAAGGAATGGCCAAGAATTACAGAAAAGGAATTTGACGAAAACGGAAATTCAGTTGTTAGTGATGTAAAAATCTGTGTTAAGCACATTTTCTGTCCTAAGTGTGGAAAGGAACTCATCAGTAGGTCGCCGGTAATGTATAATCCGTTTAGTTTGGAAAAGGTTGCAAAACACGAATGTGAATGTGGATTCAAAGCAAATCTTGAACATGCTTATCCAAGACTTGTATACCTTAATGATAAAGGTGAAGAAATAAAAGCTTATGCTGATTAATGATGAAGATTGCAATTGATATTAACGACGTATTAAGGGATTTTACCGGCCAATTTAAAAATTATTACATCAAGGCTATTGACCCATCATTTGAAATTGAGGATGAAGATATAAATTCATTTGATTTATATGAAGTTTTCCCATTTAAAGACCGAAACAGTTATAATATGTTCCGTTACGTAGATTATGCGTTTGAACTCTACGGACGTGCTGAAGCAACTGATAAAATGTTACCATATCGTTTTAACGATTGGACACAAAAAACGTTAAGAAATCTTGATAAAGAAAAGATACCTGAAATTATGCTCGTAAGCCCGTTTGAAGCCGGTAAGACCATTCAATCTACATATTCATTCTTATCAAAGATAAGTTCAAATGTAAGAGAAGTATATTTTCCGGTTGACTCTTCAACTATATGGGACAGATGTGATATCTTAATCACAGCCAATCCTAACTTAATTGAAAATGCACCTGAAGATAAAATTGTGTTTAAAATAGAAATGCCTTATAATATTATGGCAGAATGTAAATATTCATTCAAATCACTTAATGATATTATAAATGATGAGAATGAAACTTTGATAAAGATTTTAAACGGTGAAGAAAATGAATAGTAAATACAGCATTGATTTCGAAAAATTCTTTGAATTAGTAACTAAGAAAAGTCAGAGCGAGAAAAACACTGATTCAACGGTTACGGAAATATGGCAACCAGATACCAACGGCGAATTAAAGATTATGAATAAGGAACTGGTTGATAATAAAACTGGTTTAAACAATCATTTATGCAGTCTAAGATATGATTTCTTTAATGGACTTTTAAATGAAATATTAGCCGCATTCCAAACGCCGGACGGTAAAACAATTAGTGGCATAAATGATTTTAGCCTTGGGCAAAATATTATTTTTACTTCATTTATGAATGAGGGGGTGATTAAAGAAACAAATAATTAATTTTACATTACAATGGAAAAAGACAATTTACAAGAAATAATAGGACGTATCGATAAGGCTATTGATACTGTTAAAAATAAAGAATCTATACTTTATTTTTTTGTGGCTGATGCAAGGAATGTTCCAAACGCAAAAATGGAATACATATATCAACTTGCTTACACACTACATGAGAAAAAATACAACGTGTGTATGCTTTATCAGTTGGAAGATGAGTATACCGAAAAAGAACTTGCAAACTTTGCAAAACAAGGTAGTGTACCGGATGAACGGAGAAAATTCATAGGTGTATCTGAATGGCTTGGTGAAAAATATGGAAAATTGAAACATTTAAATGTATCAAATGGAGGATGGCAAGTATCACCTTCTGATTTCTTGTTTATTCCAGAAGCATTTGCAAGTCTTATGAAAGAAACATATCAAAAACATATACCATGTAAAAGATATGTGATTGTTGAAAACTTTAGACACATTAGTGAATTTATTCCTTTAGGAGACCAATGGGCCACATATGGTATTACTGATGCAATTGTATGTACTAAAAACCAATCAGACCTCGTTAAGTCTGTTTTCAAATATGTAAATACATATGTTTTGCCACCATACATTCCAGAATATTTCAGAAAACCTCTAACAGCTAAAAAACTTATCGTTAATATTGTTACAAAGACAAAAGAGGATGCAGAACATATTGTTAAGATGTTCTATTGGAAATATCCGTTGTTTAATTTTGTTCCTTTCCGTTTTCTTTCTAATCTCCCAAGAGAAAAATATGCTGAAATGCTTCAAGACGGCGCAATAACAGTGTGGGTTGACAATGATTCATCTTTTGGTTATAATGCTCTTGAATCAATAAGATGCGGAAATATTGTTATCGGTAAAATACCGGAAACAATACCTGAATGGATGGTGGATGAAAATGGTGAAACATTACCTAATGGTATTTGGGTCAACGATATTAATCAAATTCCAGATATTCTTGCCTCTGTCATTAATGGGTGGATTGAAGACGATATTTCTCCTACATTATATGACGGAATGGAAAAAACAAACAAAGAATATTCTTTGGGACAATGGAAAGTAAATATTGATGAGATTATCACAGATATCTTCAATAAGAGGGTAGCAGAATTTGAAGCTTTGAAAAATAATAAGAATTTAAATGGCGAGTAAACAATGAAAGACGTAACAATTATTATACCGGTTCATGAATATAACGATAAAGTAGATGCATTGCTTAAAAAGGCATTGGAAAGTGTTTCCGAATGCCGTAAAGAGTTTAAGGATGGTCATCTTCCTGTCGTAATTGTTGCACCAAGGAAACTTGATGACATACTTACGCACTCAGATATATATCAGTTTATTCCGGAAATAAAAATATTATGGAACGAAGGTAATACTGATTTCTGTTCAATGATTAATTTCGGTGTCGACAATATTAACACCGAATATTTCTCAATTCTTGAATATGATGACACATATCGTAAAAAATGGTTTAAGTTGGCAAATGATTACTTCTATGGAAATGAAAGTATAAGTATTTTTTTACCGTTAAATGTTGTACATACAGACCATAAGAATTGGCAATTTGGTAATGAGTTTGGTTTGTCAAATGCTTTTATAACGGATGATGTGGATGATACAGATGATGTTGGCATTATCAATTTTAAACGAATTGAGAAATGTTCCGTCTTTAATTTAACAGGTGCTATTTTTAATCGTAACGATTTCATAAAAGTTGGAAAATATAAGCCATCAATAAAGGTTGCATTTAACTATGAGTTTTTACTTAGACTTACCAACAAAGGTCTTAAATGTATGGTAGTTCCTAAAGAGGGGTATGTACATGAAATCGGAAGAGAGGGAAGCCTTACAGATACCTATAATAAAACACTTTCCAATGAGGAAATTAACAAATGGTTTGAACTTGCATTCCGCGAGTATGTCTATGATACTGACCGTAACAAGGATATTATTAATGTAGCAGAAGAAGAACTGAAATAATTTTTTATGCTTTATTTGGTTTAATGTGTGAAATTAAAAACGAAACAGCAAATATAAATGAAGAAAATTTAACAGAAACCAAACCAAAAAAACGAGGCCGAAAACCTAATCCTGAAAAAAGAAACGGCTATTTCTATGAGGAAGAAGAAGAGGCATTTCGACAATATGTCGAAAGTACCGATAAACGTTTCAGGGATAGGATTTTCAGACAGAAACTGTATCCGGCGTTTACAAAAATGATAGAGTCCATAATTAGAAGATATGGACTCTTTACACCATCTGAAGACTTTTCAGACACCTTTAATGATACTATGTCATTCCTAATTACAAAAGTCAATAATTTTGATTTCTCAAAAGGATACAAGGCATATTCATATTGCGGAACCGTATGCAAAAGATATCTGTTGCTTAAAAGGACAAATGATATGAAAAAACGTGATACAGTCCTTTCATATGAATTAATGTTTGGCGGAAACGGCGACAATAGAAGTGATTATGATAAAGACCGTGCCTTAATTTCATTCAATACAGAACTTATAAATCGTAATATAGAAAAAATACAGTTTATACTAAGTCCTGAAAATAATGAGAAACTTAATGAAAAGGAACGACAAGTCGGATATGCACTTCTCGAAATATTAATGAATTGGGAGCAAATATTCTCAAATCTTTCAGCAGACAGAAAATTCAATAAAACATCATTTCTTTATTTTGTTAAGGAATATACACAGTTATCTACAAAAGATGTGAGAGATGCAATGAAAAAATATAAAACAATTTATTTTACAGAAAAGCAAAACCTCATAGAAGAGTAATTATAATATATAGATATTAATAAAATGGCAGTTAAACCTCTTAAACGTTATAAACTCAAATTAAATTCGGCAGATAAAATTGAGGAACTTTTGCAGGAATTGTATAATGAGACTTGTAAGAATATTGAGGCAATACAGAATGAGATGAATAAACTATCAAATTCAATAAACCTCAATAATGAGATAGTAGACTCAAAGACAAAATATGCAAAGGCAATGAATGATTTCATTACCAACAAGGACAAGGCGATTGGACGTAAGATAGAAATTGCAAAACTTATGTCAGAAATACTTAAGTTCAATGGTAATGTGTCAAAGACATTCGAGGAAAGTGAAGCCGTCGGAGATTGGAGTGAATTAATGGATATGGTCAATAAAAACGGAAACGAATCAAACAATAAACAAGACGAAAAAATTGAATATAAACTTAACTAATGGCTGACATCAAAAAGACAAAGGATGAAGCACTTGCGATAGTTAATGCTGCGCTTACAATATTAGATAGGTTTCCTGAGTTTGATGAAACAAATACGAACCTGTCTTTTAATATGTCAACAAACCCATTCCCATTTTTAATGGATTTGTTTAAAAGCACAACCGGATATAATATCTTTTTAAAAATTATATCCACTTTTCTTGCAACTGCTCTTCCGGCACTTGAAATATCAGTTAAAGGCGTTTTATTGTCAAACATTAAAAATCTTTTGACGTGTTCATTAAATCCGTTTATCACAGAAGAACTTCTCAAAAACGGTATCGTTTTTGATTTAAGGACACTTGATTTAATCAATATGCTTAGTTATTGTCCACTTGAAAAATTAGGGCAATATTATTATTTCGGTTGTGATGGTTTTACATATACTGATGAATTGGTAAAAGCAGGCGATTTTAACGCATTCTTATGGCATACGAAAAATAAATCATTAAGAAGACAGGTATGGTATGGTGTCAATATCATACAATCTAATCTTGATTCAATGGTCTATGAGGATGAAGAGGGAAATAGTACAATATGTCAAAAAGAACCTAAACAACAGCCACCGGCAGTCGGAAGTCAAAAATGTAAGAAAAGTGATGGCATCATTACAATTCAATACTGTGAAAGGCCAAGTAGTCTGAGAAATTCAGAAGGAACTGGTGTATCATATTTACAAACCCCACATAACCATTGTCTGCAAGTTTTTCTCGGAAATGTCCAAGACACTGACACAAAAATAGATGAACTTGAAACAGACATTGCATATATAGATAATGATATTGTAGGAAAAAAAGCAGAAATCGAAAAATTGCAAGCAAAACTTGAAAGCATAGCAATTGATTTAGAAGAACTTCAAAAGCAATACACAGAACAGATAATTGATAAAACGTACTATACAAGTGAATATGATTCACTCACTCAAGAACAAGGATATTTAACAACTCAAATTGAAGGTAAACAAGCTGAAATTACAAGTTTAGTTAATACAAAACTACGCAAGATAAACGAATTGAAAGGCGAACTTGCAAGTCTTGATAATCCATCAAATTATCGTAAAATTGAACAAAATTACTATTACCATCACACTCTTATAGAATTCAATACTGATTACGTTATGTCTTTGAAATTATTCGATTCAAAGACTCTTGCAGCACAATTAATCGATGCATTGACCGGTTGTATATCTATTGATTTGAATTTGTCATATGAGCAACTTCTGATTAAATACGAAACACAGAAAATGGTACAGTCTGTCATTGAAAGTGATGATAGTGTCGTAAGTGACTGTTTCTTCACTTTTACTAATGCCGATTATGACAAAATGTTGCAGAAAGCAGAACTTACAAGAGAAGGTCTGTATTCAATGGATACTGATAACCCAACAGGTGTCAGAATAGATGCTGAATCAATTCTTAATAGTCTTAATACAATAAATGCCGGCTCATCTAAGGAAACTGTTCAAACTGTAATTGAAGGTGCTTTAACTGAAATAAGCGGAATGATTTCTGATGTAAACTATGAAGAAAAGGATAAACTTAATTTCGATGCACAAATCAACTTCATAGAAAATATTATGAATAACCTCGCTTACGTGATAGTAATGTCAATACTTTCACCAAAAGTGTATTTGGTATTTGCAATAAACCTCCAAATCTTAGGACAAAGTACAAGTTTCTCTTTAAGCGACTTTATTGAGAAATACCGACAAATGATTGTTGAAATAATTCGTGCCGTCCGTGACGCATTAATTCAATATCTTGTGGATGAACTGATGAAGATACTTGCTGATTTGGCTAAGGAAGTTGCAGTAAAACTTACTGTCGAACAAGCGCAGTATTATATGCGTCTAATCAGAAGACTTATCGACTGCTTCAGAAGTAATAGAGGCGACCTTGACTTTAATACTGATAATGTGAACTATGCTGATATTCTTGAAGAAGTCGGAGAACCAATTGATAATGAATGTTAAAAAAATATAAAGGAGAATGAGTTGGATTACAAGTATTGCACAAGGAATAGAAAAAGCATTTAGTGGTATTCGTCCGGCATTGAAGATGATACCGCCATTACTGCTTATATGTGAATTATATAGAAGACCCGGACTTTCGGCTATCGCTTTAACAAGTGCCATAATAAGAAGACTACCAGAAGCAGGAATCGAAACTGGTGTCAATGCCGACGGTTCACCAAATAAAATTAATGGATTTGTAAGAATAATATCAGAGGAAATTGTCAAAGAATTTAAAGACAATGCAAGGGTTACAAGTGTCATTGAACCGGGTATAATAATGTCAATAGGAACCGGTTCTAATGCCGGCGGCCCTGTGGTCGTTACTTCAACAAATCCAATGATAACAAGAACATTAGGAATTATAGAATAGGAATATGGCAAATAGAAAAATAGAAATGATGAGTAATGATGAACTTAAAGAGAGGAAAAGAACACTTCTTAATGAGTTCGAAAATCAAAAATCAGTAATAGCAAAAGCATATGCTTTAATGCTTTCTGCTAAAGAGGAATATGACAAGATAGATGATTTGTTAAATAAAAGGGAAGGAAATAACTAATGGAAATTACCAATAATAGTTTAGTTTATTTGTGTCGTGTATTATCTGTATTTGATGACAATGAAGGACTTAGAATTAAGGTAAGAATACCATATGTTGACGGCAGTGAAACACCGGTTAGCGAACTGCCTTATGTTTTTCCTTTGTTACCTAAGTTTGTTCACATTAATCCAAAAGAAAATGAAATGGTTTTTGTGTTTCTTGAAAGTATGGGTGACGGTAAAGGTAACAGATTCTTTCTTGGACCGGTAATTTCACAACCTCAGAAAATGGATTTTGATGCTTATGCATATTCAGCACAAAGTCTTCTTAGGGGTAATCAGATTGCAAAACCACTTCCGGCACCGAGTCTTGACCCCGATAATAACGGTTCATTACCTGACAGAGAGGATATAGCCTTTCAAGGTAGAGGAAATTCTGACCTTATACTTAAGCCATCTGAATTAAGACTACGTTGTGGTTTCAAGAAAAACTCTCTTGCACACAAGAATGATTGCCTTAAGTTCAATAAAGTTGACCTTGGTTACATCCAAATGAAATATAAGAATATGAAAGACCATAAGAATAATGATTTTTCAAGTCTTATAAACATTGTGGCAGACAGAATTAATCTTTTGTCACACGATTCAAGGTCATATTTCAATTTGACAGACCCGGAAAAGTTAATCACAGAGGAAGAAATGGTAAAAGTATTTCAGAATGCACACCAATTGCCTTACGGTGATGAATTAATAGCATTTATAAAGGAATTCATAAGAATATTCTTAAATCACACACACCCATTCCCAATGGATAAACCTTGCCTGACAGAACCGGACTTGGAAAAACTCACCACTAAGTCACATCTTGATGAAATGCTTTCTAATTCAATAAGAATAAACTAAGTCCGATTATATTTTTAATCGGATTTTTTGTCTATTTATAAACATATAGCAATAAATTAAATGGCAATAAATACGAAGACTTTTATCAGTAAAAGTAATACCATTATAAAGGATAATCCATGTAATACAAGCCTCAATCCCGTAATGGAACTTAATTACGGAAAGATGATTACACGTGGATTGATTTACTTTGACCATAATAAAGTAAAACAAATGGTTGAAGATAAAATATATCCTGATATTTCCAAACTTAAACATGTATTGCACATGACCAACGCCTCTTCTGTAAGAGACAAGAATATTAACTGCCCGACATTAGACAGCGAATATCAATATCATAAGAAACGTGCAATATCGTTTGACTTGATTTTCTTCCTTATACCTAATGATTGGGATAGCGGAAGAGGCTTCGACTATGCACAAGACTTATATGATAGCGACCACCGTTCTGTATCAGTAGACGGTTGCAGTTGGTATCAATTCAGAGATTATTGTAAATGGGATAGTGAAGGTATATATAGCACAGAACGCCTATCAAATGAAGTTGATTTATTTACCTCATTGAACGGGAATCTTTCAAATGTCATTATTGGCTATCAACATTTTGACGTAGGTAATGAACCTATCGTATTCGACATAACAGACACGTTTAATAAATTCATTACAGGTGAATTGTGCAACTATGGAATCGGTATTGCATTCTCACCAGCATTTGAACAGACAAAAACTGATATGTCACAATATGTCGGATTCTTTACACAGCACACAAATTCATTCTATGAACCGTACATCGAAACCACATATGATGAGACAATAGACGATGACCGCACGGACTTCTATCTTGATAAAGATAATAAACTCTATTTTTATGCCTCTGTGGGCGGTAATACTGTTAATTTGGATGAATTACCCATCTGCGACGTAAATGGGGCTGAAATCGCCGCAAAACAAGCGACAAAAGGTGTTTACTATATCGATATTAAATTGTCATCCGAAGAATATGAACCTGACACAATGCTCTATGACGTTTGGAAGAATATCAAATACAAAGGACGTGAAATTCCTGACGTTGAATTAAGTTTCGTAACGAAATCACCGTCCGGATATTTCTCATTCGGTCTTCCTTCAGAAGAAACGGAAAAAGTTAAATTCCAACCATACCTATACGGTATCAACAACCTCGAAAGAATCAGACGTGGAGATATAAGAAAAGTATCGGTTGACTGTAAGATTCCTTACACAACAAATCAGATTTATGCTGTCGATAACCTTGAATATAGATTATATACAATGCAAGGCGAAAGGGAAATAGACGTTATTTCATACACGAAAGTCGAAAGAGCATACAACTCAAATTATTTCTTCATAAATACTAATGACTTAATACCATCTAGATACTATATTGATATTAAAGCCAAGTATGATTATGAGGAAACATATCATAGGGATATGCTCGAATTCGATATAATAAATGATGTTAAAGAACATTTTAATTAGCGTATGAAACAATTCAAAAGACAACACTGGTAGGTAATATATAAGTTTACCTACAATGAGAAAAAAAGATTATAAATTAAAACACAAAATCAAATACTGTGTGGTTAACTGCCACGATAAGTTTGACCGGTATTTCGTTAAGAAAAAATGGGAAAATTCACAATTCGTACCATTCAGTAAAACTTCCTACGATGACACATATGATGAAGTTGACTACAACTATCTAAGTCAGAAGAAAATAAGAAAATATTTAAAAAGATGGCTTTTAAAACGCATTAATCATACTGTTGAAGAAGTATATTCAGAATATGTAAAACTTGGTTGGCGTAATGAATTTGAAAAGAAAATCATTTGGGATAAAATAGTTAAAAATGGTATACATGAAACTTCACGATATTATTGGAGATATAGTAGTGGATTTTACGTAGATTCCAATAATATCTTAAGACACAAAAAAAGAGGGCTACCCAATTAAGAGTAGTCCTTTTATTTGTTATGAATTTGACCAATTATTATTATCATTTGGGTCAATACCTTGCTTCATTAATGAATTTAAAGTAAGAATTTTATAATCTTTTACATTAAGCCCGTAATCTACCAAATCGGTAATAAAATAATCTTTTTTAAATTGTCTCAATTCTTCACCGGTTATTCCTTTGTAATCCCATCCATTAACAATTTTATTGGTATTTTTATTAACAGCAAAATGTGTATAATTTTGATTGTTCTTAAAATTATGATTTTCATGTAATTTACTTTCAAAAGCATAATTACGGCCTCCAATATGCAAGTCAGTTAATTTATGGTTGAAGTTGTTTATCTTATTTATACATTCTCCTACTTCTTTCCATAATTCAGCAGAGAGTTTTTTATTGTCAAGCACGCTTCCATCAACCTTGCTTACATAGATATAACCCTGGTCATTCATACTTACAATAATGTATAAATCACTGAAATCAACGACAGCATCGTATTTGTCAATATCACATGTAACATAATGCGGATAATTTCCACACAATTCATGTAATACATTAAGTATAATTCTGTTGTTATCTGTTATGAGATGAATTTCTTCTTCATCTTCACCCTCTCCAACAGCACTGTCATCCACTTCCATCAAACCCTCATTCACAAGTCTT